TCATCAACTTTTGTTGCAGTACCAGATGGTGGAAAAATTATTAAAATTATAACTGCTTTACAGGGAGCAATCTCAGGTGGTAATGCAGGTATATCTTTTGAAATCGGTGGAACTGCTGTAACTGGTGGAGGAATCACAGTTGCACATTCAGGTTCAGCAGCAGGAGACGTAGATTCAGCAGAACCAACAGCAGCAAATCAAGTAGAAGAAGGTGGAACTATCGAAATGCTTACAGATGGTGGTTCAACTGGAGCTAATAAACTAAACGTAACTTTTGTAATAAGAAGATAAGGAGTAGTATGTCACACATTGCGATGAGACCTATTACTACACAAAAAGTTACTTCATCAGGTTCATCAGCAGCATCATCAGCTTTCGGAGCTAACGTAGAATATGTTAGAGTCATAGCAGATGCTGACTGTCATATTGAGTTTGGTGTAGCTCCTACAGCAACTAATGCTAAGATATTTTTAGCATCTAAATCTGAAGATTTTTTTAAAGTATCTGAAGGTGAAAAAGTTGCAGTTATAGGATCTGTAAATTTATACGTAACTGAATTGACAGAGTAATGGGAAAAGTTCGATCTGTAGAATACGATGGTGGAATTAAAACCAAGTATATCCAAGAGTCAGATGGTAAGCTAACTATTAACAATCAACAGGATGTAAATCCTTTGTTGAAAAGAAATAAAGAGTTATACAATCATGATAAAGGATGGTTATCATCTCAAAAAGAGATGAAACGAGTAGCTAGTGTACCACCATTAGTACTACAGATCTGGGCAAAAGAATACAATGGTAGCAACAACTGGTTTGCATTACCAAAAGAAATACAAAGAAAAATTATGAGAACTAAACTTAATAGTAATGAGTTTAGATATTTTAGAACAGCAGAAGGCAGTTTATAATGGCATTATCAACATATTCAGAATTAAAAGCATCAATAGCAAACTTCTTAAATAGATCTGATCTAACGACAGAGATACAAGATGATTTTATTAAATTAACAGAAGCTGACTTCAATGCTAAACTAAGAATCAGACAAATGGAACAACAAGATGATGTTACCATTAATGCTGAACAAGTAAATGTTCCTACAGGTTTTTTAGCTGTAAGATCATTTTTTATACTATCATCATCAGTTAAGTATCCATTAGAATATATCACACCACATAACTTGTTTGAAATAAAAGGTGGATCAAGAACTGGTAGACCAAGAACTTATACAATCGAGGCTGACAATGAAGTTGAAAAATTCAGATTTGGTCCTGCTCCTGATGTTTCTTATACTGGGAAGTTATCATACTACAAAGCTATATCAGAGCTTAGTGATTCTAATACATCAAATTATATCTTAGCTAAACATCCTGCAATATATTTGTATGGATCATTATATCATGCAGCAAACTTTCTAGGTGGAATAGATCAAACACAACTATCACAATGGTTACAGATGTATTCTACTGCATTAGAAAGATGTGAAAATAACGATAGACAAGATACATATGGAGGAGCACCTGTTACACAAAGAACAGATGTTCAAACAGATTTATCATTTTATAGGAATAGATAATGCAAGTACCTTTTGGAGAATGGCTACCTGATCAACCTGAACACTTGAAACAAGGTGCTAATGTAGCAACTAATGTATATCATGCTTTGGGAACTTATAAAAGATTTCCATCATTAGTTAATTATAGTACAAATACTACTAGCACAAATGCTAGAGGTGCAGGTTCATTTAGAGATAACTCTAATAATATTTTTAACTTTGTAGCTACAAACTCTAATTTATATCAATTAGCTTCAGGTACATTTACATCTAGAAAATCAGGATTAAGTGGTACTGATACAGACTTTGTTACATTTACTCAGTTTGGTAATCATGTAATTGCAAGTAATGGAGTAGATGCACCACAATATTATTTAATGGGTACATCAACTAACTTTGCTAATCTTAGTTCTATTGTAACAGCAGGATCATTACCAGTATTTAGAGTATCAGGAGTTATTCGAGACTTTTTTGTAACAGGAAACCATACTAATAATACAAATAGAATACAATGGTCAGGTATAAATGATATAACTACTTGGTCAGGTAAACAAGCAGACTTTCAAGATTTACCTGGTTCTGGTGGACAGATAGTACATATAACATCAGGTGAGATAGGATATGTATTTAGACAAAATCAAATCATTCGTATGGACTTTGTTGGTGGATCAGTAGTATTTAGACTATCAGTTATATCACCAAACAGAGGTGCAGTATATGGACAAACAGTTTGTCAAGATAATAGAAATGTATTCTTTTATTCTGATGATGGATTCTATCAATTATCAGGAGACTCAATAGAACCTATTGGTGCAGAAAAAGTAAATAGATTTTTTGATCTTGATCTTAACAAAGCATATACAGATAGAATTAAAGCAGCAACAGATCCATTTAATCAGTTAGCTATGTGGGCATATCCAAGCAAAGCTAATACAGGTGCATCAGGACTATGTGATAGAATTATTATATATAACTATGCAACTAAGAAGTGGTCATTAGCAGAAGCTCAAACAAGTGTAATATTTCCACAATTTGTAGGAGCTTTTACAGTAGAGCTAATGGATATTATATCTGAAAACCTAGAAGATATTAATGCTGCATTAGATACAGACTTTTGGAATGGTGGTCAAATGTTTTTAGGAGCTATTGATCAAAACTTCAAAGCAGCTATTTTTTCAGGAAACTCTAATGAATGTGAAATAGAAACATCAGAGTTAGAACCTTTTCCTGGACTAAGAGCTAATGTAACAGGTGTAAGA